AATCTTTTAATAGCGCAGTAAGAGACGGTGCAGCAGAAAATGCGAAAAACATATCTAAAACTCTCGAACAATATCAAGCACTTCGTGAAAGTCTTTACAAATATGAAAAGGATAATGGTTCTGGAAGCACAATAAAGATAACCCAAGACATTGACAATAAAGAAGCAAATAAGGCTTGGGTGTCAATAAGAGAAGAAATAGAACTTTCTTCCGCTGCAAGTGACACATATATATCACGCTTAATGCAAATTGAAAATGTAAGTGAGCGTCTAAGACAAGGTTTTGCGCTTCTTGAAGACCTGAAAGCGGTCAATGCAGCATTGGCGGAAATTGGAGACCATACAATTTTTTTGCAACAAGATTGGAGTTCTTGGTGGAATCTTTGGCTTGCACCTGATAGTTTCAAGGAAAATCTTGAAGATTTCCAAAAAGCAAAGAAAAATATAGATGAAGCATACGGAGATATAGAAACAGCAAGAGAGAAAATGTCAAAAGCATCAAGCGTTGGCGATAAAAACCTACGTTCTGCTGTGACATCATACGACAAAGCTTTAGAAAGATTTAGGTCTAACTTAAATGAAACGACCAAATCGATAATACAATTCATATCCCTTAAAGGATGGAGTGGTGACGCAAATAAGATAAATGAAGTTTTTGCACAAATAACAAATAAAATATCGCAAGACTTGGGCTTGTCACCAGACCAAGCATTCCTTTTACAATTAGAAGTTGAAGAAGCAAGGTCTAAAGCTGCAAAACAATCCTTACAAATAAGACTTGAAGATGAAAAACAAGCGATTAAAGTAGCAAGAGATAAGGAAACAAAAAAAGAAATTCAATCGAATATTGATAGATTACAGACCGAACTAAACGACTTTGATAAGAATAATGGGCGTGGTCGTGTTCTTTGGGAAAATTATACTAAGTGGATGAAAGAACAGCACATGTCACAAATGACACAAATGTTCCGTGGCATGACAGAAGAACAAATTGAAAGCATCAATTTCCAAGAAAAGAAATGGGATTCATTTGCAAAAGAAACAGCGAAACAATTTGCTGAGGAACATAATTTGTCATTTACAGACACATTCACATTGTTGATGAATTGGGTTAGGGATGCTAACAAATGGAGCATCTTTATACCTTTAACAATTGGTACGGATGAAAATAAATCCGTTTATGATACGCTTACGGAAGCGGACAAAGCGGCAGATGAAGCATGGAGCAAAATTCAACGCCTTAATACAAGAAAAAATGAATTATTAAAAAAAGGTGCATCTGCGGTTGGTACTTCTGATATTGATAAGGAATATGCAAAAACATTGCAAGAAATCACAGACGCACAAGATGACTATAATAAAGCACTTGCAAAGGGTGGCCATTCCAAGAAAGAAGATAGGGCTGGCACTAAAAATCAAAAGCAAGCAGAAACAGAATTGCAAAAGGCATTAAAGGACGAACTGCAATTGCTTGACAAGGTTCGTAGTCAATACAAGAAATTGACTGATGCAGGAGTAGATGGTACTACGGCATTAAATATGGTTACGAACCAATTTTCTAATTCCATCCAACGTATCAATAATATATTGGGTAAGAATGGTTTGCCGTTGTTCAATATTAAAGCATTTGCAGGTACAGACAATCCTAATGCAGTTTTGGAAATGTTGAAAAAGCAACTTGACGCTGCAAAGGTTGCAAAAAACATTAAACCATCTGAAATCAAAGAATTGGAAGTTAAGTATGGTGAGATTGTTATAGATGCAAAAGTTTACAACACAAAGAAAATAACCGATGGCTTGAACAATGAACTTTCCAAGATTAAGGATGAATACGAATTGGCAGTTGAATTGGATGCTAACCCTGAATTGGGAGGCGCTTTTGCGGATTTGTTCGGCATTAACACAGATGAATTGCCGCATACTTTCGGTGAAGCATTTGACAAGGCAAACAAGATTGCAAAGGAAAAGTTGCAAGAATTAAAAGTTGATGCCAATGACTTTGACTTGTTAAGCACAAACCTAAAAGGTGACGACAAAGGATTTTGGAATGGCATTGACGTAAACAGCGATTTTTTGAAAGACCTAATCAAATGGCAACAACAATATCGTGAAATGTTCAAAAAGAACCTTACGGAAACGGAAAAGGCTCTTGATGACTATGTAAAGAAATATGGTGATTATTCTGACAAGATTGCAGAGATTGAGGCTGGTAGAATTGAAAAGATTAAGCGTTTGAATGACGCTTACTTTAACGAAGAAATGCGCAAGCGGCCTGAATACCTTGCAAAATTAAATGCTATTGAACAAGGTGCGAAAAAGGAAAAGCAACAAGAAGAGTTTGATATGTTCAAGAACAGCCGTTATTACACGCAAATGTTTGAGAACCTTGACCATATATCTTCTGTGACTATCCGTGCTATGCGTGACAGGTTGCGTGGCTTGATTGATTCAATGAATGACTTGACACCAGAACAATTAAAGCAAGTCATGCAGCAATACGAAAAACTTGAACAAAAACTTATCAAGCGAAATCCGTTCAAAGGTCTTGTTAAGAACTTGAAGGACTACATCAAAGAAACAAAGGCTCGCAACGAAGCAAATGTGGCATGGGATAACGCAGACAAAGAATATAAGGAGCAAGAAAAAGTTGTTGCCTCCATCAAAGAAAAGATGGAACAAGAAAAAGCGTACAATGGCGAGGGTTCAACCGCTTACATCCGTCTTTTGTCAGAACTTGGTGTAGAGCAGAATATTCTTGACACTCTTAAACAACAACTTGATGTTGCAGAAAAAAAAGCGCAGAAGTACAACTTGATTAAGAAACTTGCGTTAGAAGAACTTGCTGCTTCTGCTAAGATGATTGGTGCTAATCTTGGTAGCCTTGCATCATTCCGTGACTTCATCGTGAACGACCTCGGATGGAGCATAAATGAAGAATTTGATGCTTGGGTGGACGGGATGTCAAAGGTAAGTGATGGCATCAACCAAATCACTTCTTCCGCACAAGGTGGCGACATCGTAGGAACTCTAACTGGTGTGGGAAAGACCGTTCACGGCATTGTTGATGGATTCAGTAGCTTGTTTGGCGGCGGCAGCGCAAAGAACAAGAAAATAAGCAAGGAAATTGCAAGGTCTGAACGTGATGTAAGAAATCTTGAAAGTGCATACAAAGACCTTGAACAAGCAATAGAAGAATCCTATGGAATGGCGACAATTGGTGCACAGCGTGCGGCATTGGCTAACAAGGAATTGCAACTTGTCGAACTGCAACGCCAACTGCGACTTGAAGAAAGCCGCAGGTCAAAGGACAAGGACAATAGGAGAATTGAAGACTTGCGTGAGCAAATTAAGGACTTGCAACGTGAAATCAAAAAAACATCCGATGCAATCACAAATGACCTATTAGGCATATCAAGCATTGGAAGTTTTGCCGAAGACCTTGTTTCATCCATGATTTCCGCATTCAAGAATGGCGAGGACTACATGCTGACATTCGAGGAATCATTCGACAAGATGATTGACAACATCATCATGAAGTCTATCGTTTCAAGGGTGGTGGCGCAGTATCTTGATGCTGCTTGGGCTGACATTGACAAACTTATCAAGGCAAGAACAGAAAGCATTGCCGAGGAACAAGCCAAGTTTGAGAAGCAAAGACCAAAGGATAGGGAAGAAATGGTGAAAGCGATGCGCAAGGCATACGAACCATCACAAGATGAAATTGATGCAATGCGCAAGGAATGGGAAAGTAACATGAGCGGAAAGGGATATATCAGCAGCACCCCGACCGATGATTATTTCAAAGCCCTCATTAAGTCACAAAAGAAATTCACCGAACAAGAAATTGAATCTTATGCGAATGGTCTTACCGAACGTTCCAAGCAATTGGAATCAGAACTCAAAAAGGCATCTGTCATGAGCGATGGCGATATTCATTGGATTATGAGTGAATTTGAGGATGCGAAAGACAGCATCTTTGCACCGCTGGTTGATGAACTTAAAAAGTGGTACACATTTGGGGAATCTGCAAGCGAGGACAAATTAAGTGCGTTGCAGCAAGGCATACAAGGCATCACAGAAGATACGGCAGGAGCACTTGAAGGGTACATGAACGGGGTTTCACAGCAAGTGTACCTGCAAAGCGACCTTCTTACACAAATCCGTGACGCAGTAGTCATGATTGACAGCGACACACAAATGGGCGTGCAAGCGCAAATGCTACTTCAACTTCAACAAACGTATGCCGTGCAGATGGCTATACAAAACATCCTTCAAGGGTGGAGCAATCCTTCTGGAATGGCAATGCGGGTTGAAATGGTTAATTAGACAAAGTATAAATAAGATGGAATCATTATTCAAATACTACAAGAATGCGCTAACCAATGGTCTTTGTAACGAATACAAAGGCTATTGGCGCAGCGCCAAAGGCGACAAGGAAAGACTTTTCTGCCTTGCCATGCGGCAGCAAAGCATACCACACTTGTTCCATTATTCATATAGTGGCACAGGCATGACAAGGAAAGACTTGCTTGAAGGATTTTCTGATTTTGTAAACGGGAAATACACCGTTATTGACGCAGATGGTGTGGTTGACAACTATAAGACACAACTATACGTTGGATTTACGGGCGAATTAAGCCCATCTAACGATGTAACGGCATTCATGTGGTGTGACATACCTTCCTTGCAATTTGAAGCCACACGGTGCGAAAAAATATACGTTGGGTGCAATAGCAAGGTCAATGTGTCTTGTGATGGTTTCAACAACATTATCGTCATGCTGTTTGACGAATCGGAAATCGTGCTTGAGGACATTGACGAAAATTCGTCCGTGTTCGTGTACAAGTACTCCGACAAGTGCAAGGTAACAAAAGGAAAGTTCTGTTTGGGAAAGGTAAAGGAATTTGAAAAACAACTAAAATTGTAATCTATATGGTACAAGATTTGAAAGATGCGTATTTCGTAAAGAATACGGAAAGCGGAACATTCACAGATGTCACAACATTGTTCCAAGGTGTAAGAATCCTCAAAGTGGACGG